AAAGACTATGATTTAATAATAGTTGATGAATCACATTCACTTGGTGCATTTCCTAAACCATCACTAAGAACTAAACGTATTAAACAAATAATAGGCAAGAAGTATTGCATCCTATTAACTGGAACACCAACACCTGAAAGTTTCTCTCAAATATTCCATCAGTTTTGGATATCAGAGTTTACTCCATTTGTAGAGAAGTCTTTTTATAAATGGGCAAAAGGTTTTGTGAACATAACACAAAGAAAGATAAACGGATATAATGTAAACAACTACTCAGATGCTAAAGAGAATCTAATTAACCAGAAAGTATCTAAGCATATTATCTCATTCTCACAAAGTCAAGCTGGGTTTACATCTAAAGTAAATGAACACATCTTGGAGGTAGAGATGAAACCTACAACGTATGCACTTGTTAAAAAGCTAGAGAAAGATTTAGTGTATGAAGGAACAAACGGAGGAGTAATTCTAGCAGATACACCAGTAAAACTAATGCAGAAAGTACTACAACTTTATAGTGGTACAGTAAAGCTAGAAGATGGAGCTGCAACAACAATAGATGATAGTAAAGCAGTCTTTATAAAACAAAGGTTTAAAGCTAACAAAATAGGCATCTTCTACAAGTTTAAGCAAGAGTTAAAACTATTGCAGAAAGTGTACGGAGATAACCTCACAACAGACTTAGAAGAGTTTAATACAACCAATAAGAACATAGCTCTACAAATAGTATCAGGTAGAGAAGGAATTAGTTTATCAAAGGCAGACTATTTGGTTTACTTCAACATTGACTTTAGTGCTACAAGCTATTGGCAAAGTAGAGATAGACTAACAACTAAAGAGAGACAGAAGAACGATGTGTATTGGGTATTCTCAAAAGGAGGACTAGAAAAAAAAATATACGAGAAAGTGTTACAAAAGAAATCATTTACAACAAAGCACTATGAGCGAAGATAAAAAACTTTTAGTTTGCACTTTTAGTGGTGGTAGGACATCTGCATTTATGGGTAAATTTTTACTTGAGTACGATAAATATAAATCTTTTGACAAGTTGTTTATCTTTTGTAACACTGGAAAAGAAGATGAAAAAACACTTGAGTTTATTGATAAATGTGACAAAGAATGGAATTTAAACATTGTGTGGATTGAAGCAAAAATAAATAAACAAAAAGGAAAGGGTACAGATTTTAAAGTAGTTGATTTTAAAACTGCTTCAAGAAATGGAGAACCATTTTCAGATATGTTAGATGTTTATCCAATGCCAACGATCATAGGTTCTAATTGTACTAGAGAGTTAAAGCTAACACCGATGAATAAATACATAAAATCTTTAGGTTATAAAAATGTAATAACTGCAATGGGAATAAGATATGATGAAAGACACAGAAAAAGCAATACAGCAAAAGAAAAGAATTTAGTATATCCTTTGATTGATGATATTCTAGTTGATGAACAGATGATCCGTAATTGGTGGGATAAGCAATCTTTTGATTTAGAGCTTAAAGATTATCAAGGGAATTGTGATTTATGTTTTAAAAAATCAGAACGAAAAAGACTTACAATAATAAAAGAAAACCCTAAAACTGCTCAATGGTGGTTAGATATGGAAGCAAAACATTCAAACGATAAAACTCCACGTTTTGATTTGAGAAACAATTTAAGTATTGAACAACTAATTGATAAAGCAAAAAAACCATTTAGAGTAGCAAAAGACAAACATGAACTAAGAATAAATCAGTTAAGTATTATTGATGATAATATAAATGATTTGTCTTTTGATTGTTTTTGTAAAGCAAACTAAAACTATGAGCGAAGCAACGTATCAAAGTAAGTTGATAAAGAAACTTGAAGCAGAAGGATATTATGTCTTGAAGCTGATAAAAACGAATAAGAACGGAATACCAGACCTAGTGGCTTTAAAGCCAGACGATGTTAAATTCATCGAAGTAAAAGGAGCAAAGACTCTAGTAAGCAAATTGCAAGAATATAGAATAGAAGAACTTAAAAAATTAGGATTTGATGCGACAATTGATAGAGAACACTAACCTACCAGACTTTGTTACAATGACAAACCATTGCGAAGAGAAAGGCTATGAGATTAAAATAATGCCAGTTATCGATGGCTACTCTTGTAGAGTTTATAAGCAGCACAAGTTTATAAAAGCTGGGGAGATAATATACAAATCTTGTATAGATGCTCAAAAAGATGCATACACTAAACTTTATAAATATATCGAACAATGTTAGAAAAAGTATTTAACTCTCATGACAAATGGATTAATACAACCTTAAAGTTTGGTTGTACGAAATACGAAGCAGAAGATATTGTTGGCGAGATGTATGTCATTATCGGTACAATGCTAAACAAAGGCTTAGATATTAGTTACAAGTCAGAGGTTAATTACTACTACATATACAGAACACTAAAAACATCATACCTACAAATGCAATTGAAAAAGAACAAGCTCCCTAAAACATCCATTGACTTAGTACTAGACTTAGAATCTGGAGAGTATATCGATTATGAAAAGCAGAACGATATTGTAGAAGAAGAACTAAAGAATCTCCATTGGTACGATCAAAAGGTTTACAACCTAATTCAAGGAGAATATAGTATAACAGAACTATCAAAGAAAACAAACATAACCTACCATTCCTTATACAATACATTTAGAAAAGTAAAGGATAGACTAAAAGAGAAGATAAAAAAATGAAGATAAACCATTTAGATTTATTTAGTGGGATTGGTGGATTTCACTTAGGATTTGAGAAAGCTGGGTTTGAAGTAAACTCATACTTTTCAGAGATTGACAAATACGCAATAGACGTTTATAAAAATAACTTTAAAAATTCAAAATATGTCGGATCAGTTACAGATGTTCGAGCAGAACAATTACCAAGAATCGATGCAATCACTTTCGGAAGCCCTTGCCAAGACTTTAGTCTCGCTGGAAAACGTAAAGGGATGGGAGGTGATAGAAGCTCCCTTATTACCGAAGCAATTCGTCTCATCGATGAGTGTAGACCACGTTTTTTTATCTGGGAAAATGTTAAAGGAACATTCAGCTCAAACAATGGCGAGGACTTTTGGGCAATTATCCAAGCCTTTACCAACATTGGGGGTTATCGACTTGAATGGCAATTGCTTAATACAAAGTGGTTTCTACCCCAAAACAGAGAGAGAATCTACCTTGTCGGATATCTTGGAGACGGAAGTGGAGGACAAGTATTTCCTATCGGAGAAAATGATTCAACACTTAAAAACAAATTCAGAAAGAAAGATAGGTCAATTTCAAAAACCGAAAATAAGAATATACACGCAAGAACAATAGGTATTGGAACTGCTAAAATGGCTACTGATAGCACATTTATAAAGGTAAAATCAGCAACTGCTAAAGGTTATGAGGAAGCAGTTGAAGGGGATAGTATAAATTATTCAAATCCTAACTCAAAAACACGCAGAGGTAGAGTAGGTAAAGGAGTTGCACAAACTTTAGATACTACTTGTAATCAAGCAGTAATAGATAACAAAATAAGAAGACTAACTCCTATTGAATGTGAACGACTACAAGGCTTTTCAGATAACTGGACTGAGTACGGAGAGAGTGGTAAAATAAGTGATACACAACGTTACAAGATGTGTGGTAATGCAGTAACAGTTGATGTTGTTGAAGCAGTTGCAAAGAACATAATAAAAGTAATAAAATGAAACTAGGAGACTTAATAGAACGAATAACATACTACACTGGTATCAAATGGCTATGGAAGAAACTATATCCAGATTGCAAGTGTAAAGAAAGACAAGATAATTTAAACGATATAGAACTATGGTAAACTTTAAAGAACTAGAAGAGCAAGGTTTCTTCGAGGGAATGGATAAACGATCCAAAGAATACAAAGAGTATAAGAAATGGAAAGCAAAAGACTCAGAAGATACAATCATCTGGAGAGCAGTAACAGAAAGACTAACCTCTACAATGTCAAGAGCTGATTTTAAAATAATGTGTGAGCTTCATGCAAAACACTTTGAGCATAAGTATAAAGAAATTTGTACTTGTAGCAAAAGGACAATAAGACAATGGATTAAAGAATTAAACAATAAATTATTATGACTTGGAAAAAAATAGTGATTACACAAATAATAGTTTTGATAATTATACTTATAATAATAAGCAACTAAATGAATACTAGAGAGAAATTTGCAGAACTTGAAGAAGAACAAGATAGTATTGTTGAATCAGTTGTAAGGTCTTATAAGCAACGTTCTAATGTCGGTATAAGGAAATACAACAAGACAATGGATAGAAACGATTTAAGTACCTTAGAATGGCTACAACATCTACAAGAGGAGCTTATGGATGCTACATTGTATTTAGAGAAACTAAAAAAAGAATTATGAAGAATAAAAAGTTTACAATCAACGAGAGAATAACTTTAGTAGAACGAATGGTTTTTAAATTAGCTCACGAAGTACAAGCAATTGTACAAGCTATAAATATGACTGCTGAAAAAAAAAGTGATGATTTAAAATAAAAAAGGCTTCTTATTTCATTATATAAATAGAGATTATTAATAATTTTATTTAATTATGGATAAGAGAAAGAACAATGGAGGTCATAAATCAGCTGGGAGAAAGTCCAAAGCAGAAGAGGTACAAATGATTGAAAGGCTTACTCCATTAGAACCTAAAGCATTTAAAGCATTAGAGAAAGGAGTAGAGAAAGGAGACTTTAAATATGTACAGATGTTTTATCATTATTATGCTGGTAAACCAAAAGAAACAAAAGATATAACCATAAGCTCAGAACAACCTTTATTTGATTTGTAGATGTTCCAAACAACTACTGCAATAAAGAAGTTACATTCTTTAAAAAAGAGAAAGAAAGTAATTCAAGGAGGAACATCTGCTGGAAAGACTTTTGGAATATTACCTATTCTTATAGATAGATGTATAAGAACACCTAACCTAGAGACAAGTGTAGTATCTGAATCAATACCACATTTAAGAAGAGGTTGTATTAGAGACTTCCTAAAGATTATGCTTTTAACCAATAGGTTTAGAGATAGTCAATGGAATCGATCGTCTTTAACTTATACCTTTACCAATGGTTCTTATATAGAGTTCTTCTCAGTAGAACAACCAGATAAACTAAGAGGAGCTAGAAGAAATGTATTGTATGTTAATGAAGCAAACAATGTACCCTTTGAAGCATACAACCAACTAAGCATAAGAACATCAGGAGATATATGGATTGACTTTAATCCAACTGCTAATTTTTGGGCGCATAAAGAAGTAGCTGGAAAAGAAGATGCAGACTTTATAACTCTTACTTACTTAGATAATGAAGCTCTACCAGATACAATAGTTCAAGAGATAGAAGCTGCAAAAGCAAAAGCAAAAGATTCTACCTATTGGAGTAATTGGTGGAAGGTATATGGTCTTGGTCAGATAGGTTCTTTAGATGGTGTATGTATTACAGACTGGAAAGAAATAACATTACCAGAGGAAGCAAGACTACTTTGCTATGGAATGGACTTTGGTTATAGTAACGATCCAACAACTTTAATAGGCTTATACAAATACAATGATGCATATATTTTTGATGAGGTAATCTATCAGACTAAGCTCTTAAATGTAGACATCTCAAATCTATTAAAGCGACACAATATAACAGAGGTAATATATGCAGATTCAGCAGAACCTAAATCAATAGCTGAACTAAGAACTTACAAGCATAAGGTATTACCATGTACTAAAGGAAAAGATTCAATTGTATATGGTATTAATCTAATCAATCAAAACAAAATCTTTGTAACAAGCAGAAGCAAGAATCTAATAAAAGAGTTGCAGTCTTATACTTGGATGAAAGACAGAGAAGGGAATACTATTAACAAACCTATTGATGCTTTCAATCATTGTGTAGATGCAGCACGTTATGCAATCTCTTCTCAACTAAAGAATCCAAACAAGGGTAAAT